GATCGATTTAAAGTTGGTCAATGATGGGGACGATTGTACCGTTTTCATGGAAGAACATGATGCCTTAAAATTCGAAACCGCCGTAAAAGAATGGTTTCTTGAATTTGGTTTCAATGTGGTTGTGGAAGCCCGTGTGTACAAGGTTGAACATGTATCATTTTGTCAAGCACAACCTGTGTTTGACGGTAGTAAGTACGTTATGGTTAGGGACCCACGTACCTCTATTGCTAAGGATTGCATTTCGCTGAAACCACTTGATAATGATAAGATTACCTGTCGGTTTGCCGCCTCCATTGGTTTAGGAGGTCTTTCCATGGTTGGAGGCATACCCATTGTGCAGGAATTTTATCAATCATTGGTCTACAGTGCAGATGGTGCTAAGCCCTTGGATGATGTTTCATTGCGGAAATATACTGGGAGAGGTGTTGGTATGAGTCGACATTATGTTGAACCGTGCGCGAACGCCCGGCTGTCATTCTACAATGCATTTGGGGTTCCCCCAGATGGTCAAGTAGCTATAGAGGAAGTTTATAGGGGCAGCCGTATTGGTAAGGTGGGTGATGATGGTGTTGACCACATCACTCTGCCTTACCTGTAAAATTTCTATTGGGTCATCACTTTTAAATCCCCCAAAACTATTATTTTAGTGCTAACCAGAATGCCAAGAGACTGCACGGCGGGTTCAGGTAGGTGATGATGTACAGTCCTGTTTTAGTCATGCAGTATCCAATATAATGACTAAAAGGAAAAATAAGACTGTTTTTGTGGGAGATAAGGCTGCCTCTAGGATTTTAAGCCTGGAAAAGAGCTTGGCGAAGCTTGCCGTCAATAGCAAGCAAAAGAAGAAGAAGAATACTCCTTTCAAGGATACCGGTGGTATTGTCGGTAGTCGTGTTGGAGGTATGTTTGGTAATTCATCTATGGGTATGGGTATTGGCAAATGGTTAGGATCTGGGATCGGAAGTATTTTCGGTTCTGGTGACTACCAAATGTCTGGCCCTCCGCCGGAATATAATGTGATCACGAATGGTAGTCAGATACCCCAATTCTCAACTGGAAAGCAAACGAACATAGTTTGCCACCGTGAGTATTTGGGGGATATTTTAGGTACCGCAGGTTTTAACAACACGCCTTATGTGTTGAATCCCGGCGTTTCTGCTACCTTCCCTTGGTTGTCAAGTGTAGCTGCCAACTACCAAGAGTACCGCTTTCATGGATTGGTTTTTGAGTTTAGATCACTCATAACCGATTTTGTTACTAGTGGTGCGCCTGGTGTTGTAGTTTTGGCAACAAATTATAATTCTGACGCTGTAGATTATGCCACCAAACAACAAATGGAGAATTCGGAGTATGCTGTTTCAGTTAAGCCGACATTGAATTTAATGCACGGTATCGAGTGTGCACCTGGACAGACAATTCTA